CTTAGAAGGTTAAAGCTAAAAATTGTTATATTAACTATAGTAATGATCAAATTATTTCTTGCCACGCCATGTTACGGGGGATTATGTCTAGAGCGCTATATGATAAGTGTCATAAAATTACAGATGTTATGTATGAAATCTGGTATTCAACTTATGATCGATACCACTGAAAATGAATCACTTGTCCACAGGGCTCGCAACGTTGCTGTCGGGCGTTTCATGCAACGTACGGACGCTGACTGTTTTATGTTTATAGATGCCGATGTAGATTTCGATCCCCAATCTGTCGTTCGACTCGTAAAATCTAAACACGAAATTTCCGTGGCGTGTTACCCTAAAAAAACTATCATGTGGCATCAGGCACGAGAGGCTGTAAAAGAAGGTGATGAACGCGATATGGCTATGTTATCCTCCAGTCTAGTTGTTAACGTGGGGGCAAATTCACGCGCTGTAGAAGATGGGTTTGTTGAAATATTAGATGGACCAACGGGGTTCATGGTAATCAAAAGGAGTGCTTTCGAAAAAATGCACGAACATTACAAAAACCTAGACTGTGTTAACGATCATCAAAATAGAGACTTTGACAAATACTGTGCCGTATTTGATTGTATGATAGATCCAGACTCGAGAAGATATCTATCCGAGGATTATGCATTTTGTAGAAGATGGCAAAAGATGCCAGGTGGGGGTAAAATATATGCTTGTGTATATTCATCCCTAGGACATGTAGGCAATTTACCTTTCTGGGGGTGTCTTAATGAAAGGCTTAAGGCTTAAAATCGTATATCTTATAATGAAAATAGCTACAATTATTGTCACTCGGAGTAAATCATGTCATGTTAAAACCATGCACACCATTCTAAGAATGAATCTTAGGTGTGTAGAATTGGGATATAATAACGAAATTCTATTCGTGAACGATAATCCCTTTGATAAAGCGGAATCTATTCGTAAATGTATACCCACACACGACCGTATACTTTTTATAGATTTTGGAATATCGATGGACGATAATTCTATTTCCCAAATATTTGAAACCCGTGAAGGTATTGGATTCTTAGTGTTCCCAGCAGTTCTAGAAGGAATAAATTGGGATATGTTTAAGGAAAAAGTAAAGGCGGATTCATCCGAACCCATCGAACAAATGGGTCTCGAATTTGATACAGTGGTCTCTAATAAAATTTCGCCAGATATTTATACCGTTGATAAAACAAGTTCCGCGTGTTGGATTATGAATACAAAAAATGTGCTAAAGAAAATAAAGGATAAATCTGGAAAATATACGGTTCGTCCACAAATGTCTACCATGTTTGCAGATTTCAAAACAAAAGGTGTCAAAATCCATGCATATACGGCAGCTAAGTTAACCATGACATACAACCATGAGTGTGTAGGCAATATACTAAACGCGTCTGGCATTAAAAGCAATTAAAGAATAAAATTAAAAGTTAAACTAGAATGACCCGAGTGTTTGTAAAGAACGATGAACCACTTTACAAATACGCGATACATTTCATGGAGAGTATGTGGGGTACGAAGCGGGGTATATTTCCGGGAAGTCAGCCAGTTTCCGTAGAGTACAAGCATTTCCCCATACTTCGTGAAAATGATTATGTTGTTTGTGAAAAAACAGACGGTCTACGATACATGCTTCTTGCATTCACATTTGGTCCAAAACGCGTATGTGTTTTAGTAAACCGAGCACTTGAAATGTTTGTATGTCCACTCAATTTTAGGAAACAGATATATGACGGTACCATCCTTGAAGGGGAATTATATAATGAATTTTTCATGATATACGATTGTCTCCGAACATGTGGTCAAGATATAAGAGAGTTGAATTTCTTGAACCGTTTAGAGCATATCGAAAAAACCGTTAAAAAAATGATCGTTCTAAAATCGGACCCCGTCATTTTAAAAATTAAAACCTTTCACTTACTTGACGACTATGAAGAATTCTTAGATAAATATCTACCTACAGTATCACAAAAAATTGATGGTTTGGTATTTACTCCGATTAATGAACCAGTAAAATCTGGTACGCATGAAACTATGTTTAAATGGAAACCAAAGGAAAAAAATACCGTGGACTTCCTTATGAAAATGGGGCGAGATTTTACCGGAATTGGAAAAAGAAATCCTCTCGTATGGAGACTCTACGTACAAGAAAGGGGTAAACTTATATTCGAATCCTCTATTCCACGTAATAGAATTCCAGATGAACCATGGTTTGAAGACAATGCTATTGTCGAATGTATGTATATGCCCGACGACACCCCTATGTGGTGGAAACCTATAAAAAGGAGAACAGATAAGACATACCCAAATTCTAGGAGAACATTTTACAGAACAATCGTAAATATCAAAGAAGATATTGATATTAGGGAGTTTTTAGATTGTAGACCAATACGTAATACCCCGCCTTCGTCGGAAACTCCGCAGGTCTAAGAATATCGTCATCTTGTAAAAACCATTTCTTATTTATTTTTACCATAGACATATAATGTCCCTTATTTTGATGCCCCGTGTGAATGATACACGATTCCAAATTATCCACATCTTCCATATGAATATCATTATTCTTTTTGTCGAACGAAACAATCATGATCTTCGGAAGTTTTGAAAAAATATTTCTCGTCGTCGCCACGTGATGATTCTTCCCAGAATCGTCTATATAATCCTCTAATACGTGCCATTTTTTACTCTGTTTAATCATATCTATAACTGTTGGTGTTTCTATGTGTGAATCTAAAATATGAATACTGAATGGTATTTTTATTTTATTTTTACCCCCATTGTAAATAGTTTCTTGTGTATTTTCTCCATATAAGAGTTCTTTAATATATGGAATTGAATTTTCCAAAATATCTATTATACAAAATAATGCATCCTGTGCATCGTGTTGTTCGTATTTATTAAATCGTGGAAACTTTATTTGAAATTCATTTAAAACAGATATTATATTCAGTGGTCCAGGTATATCACTACAATAATACGCCTCTAATAATTTACGATATTCTCTAGTAAAACAACATTCTCCGTTATATGGAGTTTTTAAGATGTACATCGAGAGAGCTTTCATGTGCAATAAACATTGTATAGCAGAATTAAAATAACATGTATTTCCGTTATTATAAAATCCTCGCATGTTAAAAAAAGTCGACAAAAAAGACTTAAGAATAAGCCGCGTTATAAAAAATGTAAACAATGAGCTATCACGGCATCTGTGACTCTATCCTCTCTGACGTAGAAAATTTGAAAAATGAAAACCACATCGAAATGGAACTCCGCTTAGGAAAATTTAATGGTTCGTTCTTTGATACGAATGTGGGTAAAGACCGTTTTATGTATTTCATGCAAGGTTTGAAAAAATATAATGGCTGGGAAAAGGTTGTATCCTCACACACGGAGGTATTTTATCGTGAAAGCGATAATCTTCGCATCACTGTAGACGAAAATTCAGGTGATCAGGATATAATTACAAAAGAACGGGTCCTAAATAAAGATTTTCAAATGGCACATGCGCCATATGATGTACGATTTAGCATTTCTAAAGAACTCCCAATGGACGACGATTATGAAGGGGAAATGGATAAAAAGAAAACGAAAAAACGTACATCTTTTATCCGCAAGAATTTGTCCATCGATATGACCGAATGTACAGGAGATTCCGATGATATGGACTCAGAAGAAATGACTACATATCAGGTAGAATTTGAAATCATTAATCCTCGAGAAGTCGAAAATAAAGATCAATTATTTAACATTATTCATAAAATCAAGGACCTATTTAATATGTTGAGTAATACTAAATGAGTAATACAATATTCATATTTATCGGTCTCCTAGTGATTATATATTTATGGGGGAAACAAGATATAGATATGCAAGTTGGAATTTTAGGATATAAAACCAAAAACTTCCATCTATCGAATGGAATGTCTCAAAGTACATTTTATTCTATGAAGGAAGGAGGAATATCTGACACTTCTCTCAAGGAATTTTTAATAATGGAAGATAGATTTCTAGAATTAGAAAAACTCTCAGTTTGTTCGGGGATGTCTAGAAAATACGAGTCTTTTGAACTCTCTAAATTAATAAAAGATACATTTTTAGGATACGACTTTTCCTACCACACTATACACTTAAAACAAATATCAGAACCATCTAAACTTATAAATCGAAATATAACATGTTTATAATATTCAACACCATTCGCTTATGTTTTCCGCGTCTCATTTCGCCATAATTATCAAAAATAAACATGATGAGTCCGTTATCATCGGATTCACGATGTTCTTCTACCCATTTTTGGGGATCCGCACACTCGTAAAAATCATTTGTTAAATAGTATCTCACTTCTAACTCACTCATTCCATACTCCCCACTAGTTCTCCCCGTTTTTATATAATCTGCGATTACGTATAACATAGCATCTATAAGACTTTCATTGGCATATTTGTTCAGCATCTTATCACATGTATCTATGTTAAACACAACACCCTGTTTATTTATACGCGTTTTAAGAAGCTCTCTAGGATCGTCCATTCTTATTCTTACTCTTACTTGTGCTTGCGCTTGCACGCTTTAATGTTGTTTTATTCTTATTCTTATTCTTATTCTTATTCTTATTATTATTTAAATTCTTGCGCATCTTCGTATATTTTTTCACGAAAGATTCTATTTGTGCCTTTGTCGCTTTAGGATTAGTCTTTACATAATTAGCGGCCGCATTTCCATATGTTTGGCGTACAAGTTTCATCTTCAGGTTTGCTTCTCTGTCCAATTTCCACGCAGAAACCATATTCTTCTTCATATCATTTACGGGTTGTTTACGTAAAACTCCCTTTTTATTAACAAGTGGTGTTTTATTCTTCGCATTGTTTAATAATGTTTTGAATTCGCGAACATCCGAGTTTATGGAAGGCATGACATTTTTATATTTATTCATCCACCTCTTACCATATAACTTAATAATGTCGTTCTTAATAGCAGAATCTGTTAGACGACGACGCTCCATCTTATTGTCCACATTTTGTTGCGCTTTCTTTATCTTATTATTTATCTTCTTATCAATAATTTGCTTCTTTTTAGCCTTATTCGTGTCTTGTTTTATTTTAAGTTTTTCGCATAAAGAAATTATTGTATCTTTATCGGTCACTTTAATACCCCTCTGTATAGCTATAAATACGAGTTCTTCCTTTTTGTATTTACGACAATCGCGTTTACCAACCTTAAAATTAGCTACACCTCCCGCGTTGATTTTATCTATCATTTCACACAATTCGTCCTTCTTTGTACTCTTTTTTACACCGACAACGCCCATTTTTTTAGCAACATCTAAAAGAGTTGATTGTGTGAGGCGCATACACTTCCTACCCCCTATTTTAAGACCATCGTTATTTCTTGTAATATTCAGGGGTTTATTGGTATCATTTGTCTTAGACTTCGTCTTTTTACCCTTCTTTTTAGGTATTTTATAACAACATTTGCTTCCTTGTGGATTTTTACGAACTTCGAATCCGGATTTACATGGGGGGCGGCGAGCAACTGGACACGACGTCGCTGTTTTTCGAGACGTTTTACTACGGGTTATCTTTTTATTAAACCCCTTAAGACCTGTAATCAAACCCTTTGAATATAATTCGGTAGCAAGTTGTGAACCCGTGTCATATGCTGACAGCATTTGTGCCGGATTACTCACGCCAGATAATTGTATAACACCCGATCCAGTTAAGATATATTTATACCCCTTGTGTGTCATATATAAAAATGGAGTAATTTCTGGTTCATAACTCACGGAACTTGGGTAAGTTCGTGCAACTCCGGTCATATTTATAGTCCCATTAACCTTGAACTGTCCACTTAAATTATTGTATTCGAGATCGCTGTATAAAAATTTATTACCAGCTGTAAAATTATCTATCAAATATTTTCGTATAGCATCTGGTTGTTTATCTATATTTTGAGAACCAATAAAACCCCCCGAAAATCGTATCTTACCATTTCTATATATAGTAAAACTTATACCTTTCGTCTCCTCTCCATTCGACACGTCTGCAACAATGGATGCCGCGAAGTAGTTTTGATTCATATCTCCACGAACACCGTATTCTCTTGAAATACTTATACCCGTTCTAAATTGTCCATAATACCCCTTTATTTCACTCACGTTTATGGTAAGTCCAAACCCTATAGGAGTCCTTCCATTATCCACATTTTTAAACGATTTTTTAAGAATATATGATATATCAACGCGAGATGCTTTAGGTGTAAATGCTTTATTCACAACTATGTTGTATATACCGGGATTGAGTTTACTAATAGTAAACGGTTGTGGTAAATTTCGAATATAATCGTTATTTATGAAATTTTCTCTACTTACCAAATCCTCTTCTATTTCGCGCGCCAATTCCGCGTTAGCTGTATTTAATGACGACGTGGATCCGGGAGATTGAATATTTACATTTGAATTTCTTAAAAATTCTTTGATGGATTTATTGCTCATCCTTCTTATATATCACGGATATTTTATTAAAAATTTAAGTTAGATGCGTGTTGTTTCGCAAAAACCTCTATATTATCTACCATTTCCTTATATTTCTTGGCACCTGGGCTCGACGGAAGCCATTCATTCCAATTCTCGTCTATTGTTTTATGATCTTCTGGTGGTAAAACCAATCCATCTATGTAGTCATCTGGTACAATAAAACCAGACAAATCGCTATCGTCGTCGTCTGATAAATCTATAATATCACTCTCTTCGTCGTCGTCAATATCATCTATAAGAGCAAACATATTCTCCCCCAAGCATTTAAACACAGGAATGTCATTATCTAAATGATGTTCCAATAAATTCCCTTCCTGAACAAGCTCCTCCTTCTCTTCGATTTCATGGATGAGAGCACCCTTATACATACGCGGGGTTTCTGAATAATACGATACAATGAGATAATCATCTCTATTGTCTATCACCTTCGCGTACATTTCGTCTTCAATATCCTCATCGTCGTCCACATTTACCAAAACTTTTATAAGATCTCCAGGATAAATTTCAGAAAACTTAATCATATCTAAAGTTTTAAAACATAAAATCTTTAATAATATTACGTGAAAAGATGGGTGTCGAGATTTTGTCAAAAGATGGGTGCAAGTACTGTGACCACGCTGAGGAACTATGCGTATCGTACGAGTTGGATTATAAAAAAACATACGTCGATAAAGAAGAACTTAAAAAAAGATGTGGCGTCGTGCGTGCTTCTTCCTATCCGCAGATATTTATGGATGATAAATACATCGGTGATTTCTTCGAATTTCAAGATCACGTCGACGATCTTGAACCCATATTAACACCAACCTTAAACAGGTTTACTACATTCCCCATTAGATATGAAAAACTCTGGTCCATGTACAAAAAAGCTCAAATGAGTAATTGGACCGCGGAAGAGATAGACTTATCAAAAGATATGGATGACTGGGCTGAATTGAGTGAAAATGAACAACACTTTATAAAATATATTCTCGCTTTTTTTGCTGGTTCGGATGGGATCGTATTTGAAAATATAAATAACAACTTTGCAGATGAAGTACAGATAAGCGAGGCGCGTTCATTCTTTGCCTATCAATGTCATAATGAAATGGTACACGGGGAAACGTATTCAAAATTAATAGATAAATATATCAAAGATACATCTGAAAAGAAAAAACTATTTGAGGCGATTAACACAATTCCGTGTATTGAAAGAAAGGCACGTTGGGCTATGAAATGGTTCGATAGAGAACGCCCATTCGCACAACGTCTTTTAGCATTTGCATGTGTTGAGGGTATTTTCTTTTCCGGATCTTTTTGTGCCATATTTTGGCTAAAGAAAAGAGGTCTTCTCCCCGGATTATGTTTCAGTAACGAATTAATTAGTCGGGACGAGGGTCTTCATTTGGAATTTGGTATTGAATTATTTAATATGATGAAAACTAAACCTTCGCGCGAAATCGTAAAAGAAATCGTCCAAGACGCCGTGGATATAGAAAAGGCATTCATTATAGATGCACTTCCGTGTAGCCTCATAGGCATGAATTCTTCTAAAATGTCCGAATATATAGAATATGTAGCGGATAGGTTATTACTTCAAGTGGGTCACGATAAAATCTGGAATACACAAAATCCCTTTGATTTTATGGAGAATATTTCACTCGACGGAAAAACAAATTTCTTTGAAAAGCGTGTAGGTGATTATGGAAAAATAGACGAGGATACGACAACCATTGAATTCAATGAAGAATTTTAACACGCGGGTGCGTCTTCCGCATTTATACCTCTATTCTGGCAATCGGAACGATTGCACACATCACCCGTATATGCGCATGTTCCATCTTCATTA